TAATGTGGAGAATTAAGCGTAATGGATCAAAGACAGACACAAGCTACACAATCATTGCTCTAGCAAAGGATGAAACTCCATTCGATGCATCAGGTCTAGAATTGTTTGACCTTGAAAAAACTGCAGTGCGACACGTTACATATGCAGAACAAGAAGCCTTCTACATGGGCGAAGGAGGACACTCAGAAGAGCAGTCCTCATCAAGTAGCAGCGTAGACTGGTAATATAAATAAATGTAGGGCTAGTCATTGACTGGCCCTACATTATTTAGTAAAATATAAATATGAGAACATACGATATACCAGACCCATTTGAAACATTTGTTTCAAACAAATACAAAAACTATGTGGGAGCGGTATATGATTTCTTTGCAAAAGAATGGCATATGAAATGCGGGTGCTGCAAAGAAGATTTATATGCACCAAACAAGAAGACTATGACTAAGATCAGACTTTATCATACTAGAAATGAATGCTGTGGTGGTTACTAATGGGATTTACGCACCTGCACGTTCATTCATACTACTCCTTAATGGATGGGCTTAACTCACCAAAAGAATTATGTCAGGCAGCTTTGGATGCTGGACAAACTGCAATTGCAATTACAGACCATGGAACATTGTCTTCACACAGGGAAATGCAAATTGCTGCAAAAGAATTAGGCATTAAGCCAATACTTGGGGTTGAGGCTTACATATCCCCCACAGATAGATTTGATCGTTCATCTAAAACAGATAAATCAATTCAGGCATACAATCACATTATCCTATTAGCAAAGAATAAAAAGGGATTAGAAAATATTAATATTCTCCAAGAGCTTGCTTGGAACGAAGGCTTTTATCATAAGCCAAGAATTGACAGAGAGGTTTTAAATGATTATAGCGAAGGTATTATCGTTCTCAGCGGATGTCTTAATGGACTCATTAGTAAAGCTATCGATAAAGGTGAAATGGAAGAGGCTGAGATTCTTCTCAACGGCTTTAAGAAAACTTTCGGACAAGATTTTTACGTGGAAGTGCAGTCACATAACCCTGTGGAGATCAACTCCGCCCTTTTAAAATTAGCAGACAAACTTAAAATTAAAGCGGTGGCAACAGGAGATGCTCACTTTGCTAAAGAAGAAGATCGTGTATTAGAAGAAGCCCTATTGATTTTATCAACATCCCCTAAGATGGACAAGGATGCGGACTTCGATATGTCTAGACAGATTAAAGACGTTAATGAAAGATTAAATTATCTTTATCCTGACAGAAGAATATCTTTCCAAGACTATAATCTATTTATTCAAAGCCGTGAAGAGATTGAGGCGGACTTTAAAAAGGCTGGTATTACTCGTACAGATATATATGACAATACTATGGAGATAGCTGATAAAATTGGAGAATACGATTTTAACAGTGGTTTAGACTTACTCCCTGTCCCTAAGACCAATGCTGACCAGAAACTGGCCCAGATGGCCTCTGAAGGCCTTAAAAGGCTAGGTGTGGCAGAAGATAAGGTCTACACCGACAGGCTTGAGGAAGAGTTATCTGTAATTAAAGATAAGTCATTTGCTTCATATTTCTTGGTTGTAGCAGATATGATTGGCTGGGCCAAGGATAATGATATCAGGGTGGGTCCAGGACGTGGGTCTGCAGCAGGTTCATTAGTCTGTTATGCCCTAGGGATTACAGATGTGGATCCAATTAAATATGACCTACTGTTCTTCCGTTTTATTAACCCAGAGCGTAATGACTTTCCTGATATTGATACAGACTTTGAAGACCGTCGAAGAAAAGAAGTTAAAGATTATTTAAAGAAGAAATTTAAGCACGTTGCATCCATCTCAACATATACTTATTTTAAAGATAAGGGAGTTATTAGAGATGCTGCTCGTGTATTTATGGTGCCGCTTCAAGAAGTTAACAGAGCTCTTAAGCAGGTAGATACATTTGAAGACTACATGGATTCACCTAATACAAAAGAATTTAGAACCAAGTACCCAGAGGTAACTTGGTTGGCCGACAGACTTCGTGGAAGAATTAGATCAGTTGGAGTGCATGCTGCAGGAGTTGTTGTAGCAAAGGATGATCTTAGAAAGTTTGCTCCAGTTGAGTCAAGAGAAGATGCACAGGATAAAGTGTCTGGAAGAATTCCAGTAGTTGCATATGACATGGACACAGTTGCAGACATAGGACTAATCAAACTAGATGCATTAGGACTTAAGACTTTGTCTGTTATGTCAGACACACTAAAGTCTATTAAAGAAAGGTCTGGCAAGGATATTAATCTTTCTAGCCTACCTTTAGATGACCCAAAGGTTTACAAAATGTTAAGTGATGGATATACAAAGGGTGTATTCCAAGCTGAAGCAACACCTTACACTAACCTTCTTATTAAAATGGGAGTAGATAAGTTTGAGGATCTTGCTGCATCAAATGCATTGGTACGTCCAGGGGCTATGAATACCGTGGGTGCTTCATATATTAAGCGTAAGCACGGAGACGAAGCGGTACAGTTTATTCATCCTATTATGAAGCCGTTTACCGAGAACACATATGGTGTTATTATATATCAAGAGCAGGTTATGCAGGCATGCGTACACTTGGGTGGTATGACTTGGTCAGAGGCTGATAAGGTCCGCAAGATTATTGGAAAGAAAAAAGATGCAAAAGAGTTCGACCAATTCAAAGATAAGTTTATTATTGGGGCTTCAAAACACATTTCTAAGAAGCAAGCCGAAACGCTCTGGCATACTTTTGAGGCTCATGCTGGGTATTCTTTTAATAGGTCCCATGCTGTTGCTTATTCTATGCTTTCTTATTATGCTGCTTGGCTTAAAACTTATTACCCTCTTGAATTCATGTTTTCAATTCTTAAAAACGAAAATGACAAAGACGCCCGAACAGAATATTTAATTGAAGCAAAGCGACTAGGCCTTCGTGTATCACTACCACATATTAATGAATCAGACATTTACTTCTCATTAAAGGAAGATAGAATCCAGTTCGGCTTGGCTGAAGTTAAGTTTATTTCTGACAGCATTGCAAATAAGATTATAGACAAAAGACCTTATATCGACTATGCTGATTTTATACAGAAAGCCTCTACAAAAGGTAGCGGAATTAACAGTAGAGCGGTATCAGCATTAAACGCAATTGGTGGAGCGGCATTTGAGGATAACCCAAGAAGCGGTAAAGAAAAAGAATCTTACTATGAGTATCTAGGTATACCTACATTTAATCTTGCAGGAATACCCCCAAGAATTAAAGCTCAGGCTAGACCAATTGAAGAGTTTGATGACCTAGGATCATTTGTTATGTTTGGAATGGTTAAGTCTATTAAGCGTGGAACTGGTTGGGCAAGAGTAGAATTAGTAGACGAGACGGGATCAATTGGATTATTTCACCATGAGCAAACACCAATTGAAACTAATCAGATGTATTTTATTATGGTAGGAGATAATCGTATTGCTAGATACATTAAGGTAAGCGATATTGATCCAAACTCAAATGATTTATTTGTTGACTATTTATATCGCAAAGAATATGACCTTGAAGAAGACGAGTATACTGTGGTAAACTTTACACCATATGTAACAAAGGCTGGTAAGACTATGAGCCATATTGTACTTTCAAATAAAGATAAAGAGTTGACTAGAGTAATTGTATTCCCAACTTTATATAAGTTTTCTCTCGCTAAAATGCGTGAAGGAATGAAATGTAAGCCAGTCCTATCTAAACTAGATGATGGAACTCTTATGGTTAAGGAAATAAAATAATGGAAGATGTAGAAGGTTTAATTACTTCAATTAGTATGAATCAAATTTTAGTTGCATTGCTTGAAGAGCATGGCAAGCTAACGGTGCCAACCCTGAGATTCCTTGACGCTAATGTATCGAATAAAGAATTAGTTATAGATTACGATGAGGATAACCCATCTTTTACCTTCAGCCTACGGACTGTTGTTAAGGATGAAGAGGAATCAAATTGATTCTATTAGGGGATACACAGGATTTTATTTTAATGCTATACTGTAGAAAAGAAAGAGTATAAATGACTATAACAATAGATTCGATTCTAGCAAAACTAGATCCAAAGACAAGAGCAAGAGTACAGTCTGCACAAGACATACAGATAGAGAAACAACTTACACCCAGCATTGGGCTTAACTTTGCTCTAAGGGGTGGACTGGGATATGGTAGACAAGCCCTTGTATGGGGTAACAAGTCTGCTGGTAAATCTTCGTTCTGTTTACAGATGATAGCTTTAGCACAAAAAGAAGGCAAGGTCTGTGCTTGGATTGATGCAGAAGCTTCTTATGATCAGGCATGGGCCGAGACCCTTGGGGTAGATTCATCAAAGCTTATTTACTCTCCAGCAAAAACAGTTAACGATATGGTAGATGTTGCGACAAAACTTATGGATGCAGAAGTTGATCTAATTGTTGTAGATTCTATATCTGCGCTTTTGCCTGCAATTTATTTTGAAAAAGATGGTAATGAAATGAAAGATCTGCAAGACACTAAGCAGATTGGCGCTGAAGCAAAGGATATGACCCACGCAGTCAAAATGTTAAATTATGCAAACAAAAATACACTACTTGTTCTCATTTCACAACAGAGAAACCAGTTTGGATCTATGCATGCGAGCCACATACCCACGGGAGGCATGGCAGTTAAATTCTTCTCATCTACCGTTATTAAACTATGGTCTTCAGAAGCCGAGGCTAATGCTATTAAAGCTGGTGTTAAAGTTGGTGACAAAATTATTGAGCAAAGAGTCGGAAGGCCAGTCAATTGGATTATTGATTACAACAAGCTCGGTCCCCCAAACCTATCTGGACAGTACGACTTCTACTACCAAGGAGAAACTATAGGTGTAGACCGTGTGGGTGAAACTCTAGATGTTGCAGAGATGTGTGGCATTGTAGAAAAGGGCGGCGCTTGGTATACCGTCAATGGAGAAAGACTTCAAGGACGTGCAAAAGCTGTTGCATACCTTAAAGAAAACCCTGATGTAGTTTTAAAAATGGTTGAGGAAATTAATGCCAAATATTAATGAGTTCTTAGGGAAACCCGAAAAACTTTTTAAGCCTGAGCTTGAAAGAATCGGGGGCCCTAAGCCTTGTTCTAAATGTGAAAAGGATTCAGAAGAGTACTTCTGGGATGCTTTAAACATGCAAATGCTTTGGGAATGTCCCGATGGTCACAAGAATTCTTATTCGGTAGGATAATGTCAGAAAAATCAGAAGTTAAAAGAGACGGTGCTAAAGCACAAAAGAATAGCGGTAGAGGTGATTATCAAAAAGGTGATGCCCAGTGGAATCAGTTCTTAGTAGATTACAAAGAATCTTCTAAGTCTTTTTCTTTAAACAAAGACGTGTGGGCTAAAATATGCACTGATACCTTTAAGGTAAGCAGAGATATGCACCCAGCATTAAAAATTATTATAGGAACAGATTCCAAGGTTAGACTTGGAATAATTGAATGGGCAGTATTAGAAGAGCTAATACAGTTCTGGGAGGACAATAATGTCAAGCGGCAAAAGGAATAACAAAATACCATTTAATGATACTCAAATTAAAAACGGTAGGATTGTCAGGCTTAGAAAAGATGGTACCGTAAAGGCCGATCTTGGCCCTTACAAGGCAAAGCATAAGGTGGTTAAGTAAAGGCTATGAGAGAAATACTTTTAACAACAGTAGTTGGCGCAGCAGTGGGTGCTGTGTTTAGCATATTCAAGTTGCCTATTCCTGCACCGCCAGTATTTGCAGGCTTAATGGGCATTGTAGGTCTTTGGATAGGCTATGGATTAGTTCAAAGGTTTATATAATGGAAATGTTTTTGATTGCAGGAATTGCAATAGGGTTCTTAATTGGGTACCCTTTAGGTTTGTTTATAGATAAACTAGATAAGAGAGAGAAGGCTAAAAGTGGCGGACGATAAGAATACCCTTGAATTAATTAGTACAATAACAGAGTTCAATGACTTGCATGAGTTTATGCAGGACGAGCATTTAGATAAGGCTCTGGCAATTGTGGTAAAATTATTAATGAACCCAGATGTTCCCTCTGCCAAGGCCCCTCTAATTATTATGGAGCTTCAAGCAATGTCTACTAAGTTTGCAGTAATGTCATCTATCTATTCAACTATTGCAAAAGATAAAGCGGGAACGCCAAATAACAATAAGAAGAATGTATATTATTCAGTAAAGGAGTCCATAGACAAACTTGTAGATGCACTTAAGTATGTCGTTAGGTACAATTCATAAATGGCTAGAGATATAGTAAAAAACCTTAAATTTAAAAAACACACAGGAAAGTTTTTTGATCCTGAGCTGTTTGCTCAATTGCTTGATGAGTCATACAGAAATACTAAACGTGCAGACGGGGAGATGACTAAAAAAACATTCAGTCCCAGCACACTTGGATACGGTCATGGAACATGCCCAAGGTATTGGTATATGGCTTTTAGCGGTGCAATGTTTATCGATGACAACGATGCTGTTGCCGTTGCCAACATGGCACAGGGAACTCAGGCTCACGAAAGACTACAGAATTTAATTAAAACAATGCCACAGTGGAGAGCGGAAGAAGAAGAAATTCTAAACGAATATCCACCTATCCGTGGCTTTATAGATTTAATTATGGAGTACGACGGCGAGACCGTAATTGGAGAAATTAAGACGGCTAAGCAAGAGGTGTGGGATGCAAGACAGTCTGAAATGAAACCTACCCCCAATCATCTTCTTCAACTACTTACATATATGAAGCTTAAGAATGCTAAAGAAGGTTTCTTTTTATATGAGAATAAGAATACCCAAGAGCTAATTGTTATACCTATTTCAATGAATGAAAGAAACACAAAGATTATTGAGCACACCTTTGAGTGGATGATAGAGGTATGGGATAACTTTAAAGACGGAGATCTACCAATGAGACCCGAAGGGGCAACAAAGTCTAAGCTCCCATGCACATACTGTCCAGTTAAGAAGGAGTGCTACTCTAAAGATACCCCAGTTGGAACTATTAGAATAGATAGATTTGAGATTCCTGCATAATGATATGCGCTAATTCAGAATGCAAGAAAGACTTTAATCCTAAAACTCATAATCAAAAATACTGTACCGATGAGTGTTGCAGAATTGCAACCAACAGAAGAATTATGGAAAAGTATTATGAAAAGAAAGCAATTAGAAGTGGATCTAAAAGACCTTGCACTAAGTGTAAGGCACAGCTAAGTAGATATAATACATCTTCTATGTGCTCTAGTTGTGAAAAATCTACAAGTTTAGAAACAAAAAACAAACTGTTTGGGATGATTAATGACATTAGCTAAATTAGTAAAAACAAAAGCCAACAGAGTTCTTGGTATTGATGCCTCTACAAATTCAATTGCTTTCTGTTTAATGGAAAACGATATCCCATTGAAATGGGGAAAAGTTGAATTGACTGGCGCAGATATATACGACAAGATATATGATGCCAAGGTAAAGATGCACTCTATGTTAGATCAATTAAAGAGTGACTACATAGCAGTAGAAGGAGCAATACTTGTCAGATCTCCTGATGCTGTGATAAAATTGTCCTATGTCTATGGTGTGGTTATTGCTGAGCTTATGTCTACTGGCGCTTCCGTTATTACTATATCCCCTAGTTCTTGGCAGGCATATATTGGAAATAAGAACCCAACCAAAGAAGAAAAGGCGGCTATTAGAGTAAAGAATCCAGGCTACGCAGACTCTTGGTATAAAACTCAATTACGTAATATGCGTAAACAAAGAACGGCAGATTATTTTAATAAGAAATATAATATTTCTTTAGAAGATTTTGATGTAGCAGATTCATTCGGAATTGCTCACTATGCCAATAAGGTGTTAACGGAACGATGAAACTATATCAAAGCCAGACCTGGCTATACAGAAGGTATGTTGTTCAAAAGAAAACGGTAACAGAAATTGCCTAGTGACTTATATCTTCAGGCTGTAGGTGCGCCTGCGGGATCAAAGATCTGGGCGGCATGTCATGAGATTGCCCATATGCTAATTGATAAAAATATATCATACGGAAACTCAGCGTTGGAGCCAGCCAGAATATTTTCGACGGCGGATGCAACAGAACAATTAAAAGTTCGTATTGATGACAAGCTAAATAGAGTTAAGAATAATCAAGGGTATGCTGGAGATAATGACATCGATGACCTTATTGGATATCTTATTCTATATAAAATAGCTAAATCTAGTTGATTTTTTAGTCGACTAGAAGTATAATGTATATATGAGCGAAATAGAATTGTCAGATCGTTTTGACAGAATGAATAGGGTTGTTGAAGAACTACTTAAAGGCAGCACACCAACCCAAATTGCAAATATTACGGGCATCCAGCGTAAAGAAGTTCTTGAGCTTATCGGAGACTGGAAAGATGTAGTTCACAATGATAGCAACATAAGAGACCGTGCAAGAGAAGCCATATCTGGGGCTGACCAGCATTATGCTATGTTGATCAAAGAGTCTTGGAAGACTGTAGAGGATGCAGACCAGTCTGGTCAATTAGGCATCAAGTCTGGCGCATTAAAGCTAATTGCAGACATAGAAGCAAAACGTATAGGCATGCTTCAGTCAATTGGAGTTCTTGAAAACAATGAGATTGCAAATCAAATTGCAGAAACAGAACGCAAGCAAGATATTCTAGTAAAGATTTTAAAAGAAGTAACATCAACTTGCCCTAAATGTAAGATGGATGTTGCAAAAAGATTATCTCAAATAACTGGGGTAATAGAATCAGTCCCAGTAGAGGAAGCGGATGTCGTTTGATTTTGAAGATCTCATCGACATGCTTGATGGGGAGGAGTTTGATGAGAAACCAGTCGATCTTAAAACGTTTGTTAGAAGTCCAGAATACCTTGGGCTTCCAGAACTTTCTGACTACCAGTACTATTGTGCCTTAAAGATCCAGCAACGTATTATGGTAAGCCTCCAGGGGACAGCATTGATATTATTAACATTGCAATTAACTCTCAGCAGGCAAGCAATGTTTTCTTTAAAGGTTTTAAAACAAGAATTGAAAAGTCACCCTGGTTTGCTGGGAAGTATACAGACAAAGCTGCAGAAATTAAGTTTGACAAAGCTATTACAGTACACTCAGGCCACTCAGAACGTGAAGCTTGGGAAGGCTATAACGTTATAGTAGTTATTCTAGATGAGATCTCGGGCTTTGCAATTGATAATACTACGGGCCACGATCAAGCTAAAACTGGCTCTGCTATTTATGATATGTACAGAGCTTCGGTAGATTCACGTTTCCCAGACTTCGGTAAGGTAATTCTTCTTTCTTTTCCAAGATACAAGAATGATTACATTCAGCAAAGATACAATGCAGTAGTGGCGGAAGTAGAAACTGTTGTGCGTGATCATAAATTTAAGATGGATGAAGATTTGCCAGACGGAACAGAAGGCAACGAGTTTGTTGTTGAATGGGAAGAAGATCATATCATATCTTATAAGATACCTAGAGTATATGCTATTAGAAGGCCTACATGGGATATTAATCCTGTAAGAAAGATAGATGATTTTAAGGTAGCATTCTTTACTAATCCGTTAGACGCATTATCTAGATTTGCATGCATGCCACCAGATGCCATAGATGCATTCTTTAAGTCTAGAGAGAAGATTGAAAAAGCATTTAATAAAGGACATCTTGCGGTGGATAACTTCGGAAGACTAGAAGAATGGTTTATCCCAGATCCAGATAAAGAGTACTTCTTACACGTTGACTTAGCTCAGAAGCATGACCATTGTGCAGTAGCAATGTCTCACGTTAACAAATGGGTTAATGTAAAGGTTACAGACACATACTCTCAACCAGCACCAGTAGTTGAA